GAGGATACAGAGGATTCTCAATGAACAGGCCAGATAAGCACTTCACTAATCTGTCAAAGACAGAGAAGGAGCTTGGAGGAATACCTAACTCGTCTGAAGATGTTAAGCAATCTCACGCGGCCGCTATTCAGTCGTATATTGAAAAATATGTCGGAATGGATACTGAAGGTACGTATAGAGATTCAGATGAAATGGGAGACATGTACTTTACTAGGACAATAGAGGAGTGGGCTAAATTTGACATAAATAACAGAACCAAATTTGATGCTGCAATTAGTTCAGGACTAGCTATAATGGCTAATCAGAAGAACATATACTTGGCGGCAAAGAAAGAGTCGAAAATAAGTATTAATTTTGCAAAGTATAATAACTCAGGAACTAGAAGTGAACTTATTAGATAAATGAAAGACGTAAAAATAAATATACCTGCAACTGCTTTTCCAAACCAGTTTGCTTCAGATAAAGAGAAGGAAACATTTGAGTATGGTCTACAGATCTCTCAAAGTATTCAGTACGAATGGTTTAGAAAGGATGGAAACAATTCAAGATTCTATGATCAGTGGGGTAACTTCCATAAATTAAGATTGTATGCAAGAGGCGAACAGTCAATAGGCAAGTACAAAGATCAAATAGCTGTTGACGGCGACTTATCTCATACTAATCTTGACTTTACTCCGGTTCCTATTATACCTAAGTTTGTTGATATTGTTGTTAATGGAATGAACGACAGATTATTCAAGCCTAAAGCATATGCTCAGGACGCTATGTCTGCTGATAAAAGATCTAAGTATCAGGATATGATTCAGGCCGATATGGTATCAAAGGACTTGTTGCTTCAGGTTAAGGATCAGTTCGGCGTTAACGCATTTGATACTAATCCAGATGATCTTCCTGAGAATGACGAAGAACTTTCATTATACATGCAGCTTAAGTACAAGCCTGCAATTGAGATAGCTGAAGAAGAAGCTATTAATACTGTATTTGACGAAAACAAATATAACGAAACTAGAAAAAGAGTAGACTACGACATCGCTACAATTGGTGTGGGCATGGCTAAACACATGTTCCTTCCTGGAGACGGTGTAAGAATTGAGTACGTAGATCCTGCTAACGTTGTTTATAGTTACACAGAGGATCCTTACTTTAAGGATTGTTTCTATTGGGGTGAAATTAAAACTGTTCCAATTACAGAGCTAGTTAAAATTGACCCTACTCTTACTAACGAGGATTTAGCTGAAATTTCAAAGTACAGCCAGTCATGGTATGATTATTATAATTCAGCACAGTTCTATAATAATAGTTTATTTAGCAATGATACCGCTACGTTATTGTATGTTAACTACAAGACTACTAAAAAAATCGTCTACAAGAAAAAGAATCTAGAAGACGGAACTTATAAGATAATAGAAAAGGACGACACTTTCAATCCTCCACAAGAAATGATGGATGAAGGTAGATTCGAAAAAATAGAGAAGACTATCGACGTTTGGTACGATGGTGTAATGGTTATGGGTACTAACATCATGCTTAAGTGGGAGTTATCTCGAAACATGGTGCGTCCTAAATCAGCTTCTCAACACGCAATACCTAACTACATAGCTGTAGCTCCTAGAATGTACAAAGGAAGTATAGAGTCTCTTGTTAAGAGAATGATTCCTTTTGCTGACTTAATTCAAATGACACACTTAAAGCTACAACAGGTTATTGCTAAGGTAGTTCCTGATGGCGTATTTATTGATGCTGATGGACTTAATGAAGTAGACTTAGGTAACGGTGCAGCTTACAATCCAGAGGACGCTCTTAGATTATACTTCCAAACGGGTAGTGTTATCGGTAGAAGTTATACTGGAGATGGTGAATTCAATAACGCCAGAGTTCCAATTCAAGAACTTAACTCTAACAGCGGACAAGGTAAAATATCTAGCTTAGTAGCTAGTTATAACCACTACCTAAGTATGATTAGGGATGTAACAGGATTGAATGAGGCTAGAGATGGATCTAATCCAGACCCTAACTCTTTGGTAGGTGTTCAGAAGTTGGCCGCTCTTAATTCAAATACAGCTACAAGACACATCCTTGAGTCTAGTTTATTTGTAACTAAATCATTAGCAGAGGCTATATCATACAGGGTAGCTGATATACTAGAGTACTCTGATTTTAAAGAAGAGTTCATTAATCAGATTGGAAAGTACAATGTTGGCATACTTGATGAAATAAAAGATTTATATCTTTATGACTTCGGTATATTTATAGAGGTTTCACCTGACGAAGAAGAAAAGGCTCAGTTAGAACAAAACATTAGCCTGGCTTTATCTCGCGACTCTATTTACTTAGAGGATGCTATTGATATTAGAGAGATGAGAAACCTTAAGCTAGCTAATCAGTTGCTTAAACTTAAGAGAAAGAAAAAAGAAGAGCAGCTACAAAAGAACGAGCAGGCTAAGCAACAAATGCAAGGTCAGATCCAAATGCAGTCACAGCAAATGGCAGCTCAGACAGCAATGCAAAATATACAAGCTGAGACTCAGTCTAAAATGCAGATTAAGCAAGCAGAGGTTGCATACGAAATTGAGAAGATGAAGAGTGAGGCTCAATTAAAAATGGAGCTTATGCAGATGGAATTCCAAATGCAGATGCAACTTAAAGGAGCCGAATTTGAAACTGTCAAAACAAAAGAGCAGTTAAAAGAAGAAGCTAAGGATAAGCGTATAAGCCTACAAAACACACAGCAGTCTAAACTAATTGATCAACGTAAAAACAACCTGCCTCCTATGAATTTCGAATCTACAAATGATAGTTTGGATTCGTTCGATTTTGCTGAGTTTGAACCTAGATAATAAAACATTATATTTGTACAAAATATAATTTATGATAGGTATATACAAAATAACATCTCCTTCAGGTAAGGTATATGTCGGACAGAGTGTTAATATAGAAAATAGAATTAAAAAATACGCAAGTTGTAGTTGTAAATTACAAGTAAGGTTATATAGTTCTATTAAAAAATACGGATGGGATAACCATGTTTTTGAAGTTATAGAAGAATGCGATAAAGATCAATTAAACCAAAAGGAAAGATATTGGCAAGATAGATATGAATGTATAGGTAAAAAGGGATTGAATTGTCTTTTAACAAACTCAAACGATTCAAGAAAAGTTATATCTGACGAAATGAAGGCTAGAATTTCTAATTCAGTAAAAGGATTTAAGCATACTGAAGAGGCTATACAAAAAATAAAGAAAGGATTGATAGGTAGGCCTGTATCAATACAGACAAGACTTAAAATATCAGAAAGTAATAAAGGAACTGTGTTTTCTAAAGAAAGAAGAGATAAAATATCAAAAGCTTTAACTGGAAGAAAATTATCTAAGGAGTGTTTATTAAAGAGAAGCAAAAGCATTTCTGGAGAAAAAAACTATAAAGCTAAAATAATTTTAAACACACAAACCGGAATATACTATGGATGCATAGCTGATGCAGCTAAAGCTCACAACATGATTAGGTCTACCCTTAATAATTATTTAACAGGGCATAGACCTAATAAAACAAGCATGATTTATGCCTAGATAGTATAAAATTATAATTAAGTAACTTTGCAAAAAATTAAATCAAATGGAAAACACTTTTACTGTAAGGGACCTAGGTGTCGCCGAACAAAAATCAGTACAGGAAGTTGAACAAGAGTTATTGGATAAGCATGAGGAGAGTATTGCTGAACCAGAACATGTAGAAGTTCAACAAGAACCTGAAGCAGAATTACCGGCAGAGCTAGCAAAGGCAGAGCTAGAAGATAATGACGTTCTTTCATATATTAAGAATAGATACGGAAAGGAAGTAAACTCTATCAATGATCTTTTTGCGGAAAGAGAAGAAAAGAAAGAGGACTTACCAGAAGACGTAGCTGCGTATTTTAAATACAAAAAAGAAACTGGACGTGGAATTGAAGATTTTGTTAAATTAAACAGAAACTTTGACGATATGGATCCAGATGATTTATTAGTTGAGTACTACTCTCAAACGGAAGAGGACTTGGACAGAGATGATATTCAATATATGATCGAGGATAAGTTTGCTTACGATGAAGAGTTTGATGATCCAAAAGATATCAAGAAAAAGGAAATCGCTAAGAAAAAAGAGCTTGCTAAAGCTAAGAAGTTTTTTGATGAGTACAAAGAAACTTATAAGACGCCTCTTGAGTCAAAAGGTGGATTGGTTTCGGATGACGAAAAAGAAACTTACAATGCTTACAAGAAATATGTTCAAGATTCCACTAGTCAACAAGAGGAGAATCTTAAAAAGTCTCAATACTTTCAAAAGAAGACTGAAGAACTTTTCTCTGATGAATTCAAAGGTTTTGATTTCAATGTAGGAGATAAGACAATTAAGTTTTTACCAGGAGATGTTGCAGAAGTTAAGAAGGCACAATCGGACGTTACAAATTTTATATCTAAGTATTTAGATGAGAATGGACTGATTTCAGATCACGTTGGCTATCATCGTTCATTAGCTGCTGCTATGAACCCAGAAAAAGTTGCTAAGTTCTTTTACGAACAAGGTAGAGCAGAGGCGTTATTAGATAACACCAAAAGAATTAAGAATATTGATATGGAGATGAGAAATGCTCCTCAGTCAATTGCTCAGTCTGGATTCAAAGTTGTTGCAACTGATGGAGATAGTGGAAGAGGACTAAAAATAAAAAGTAATAGAAACAATTAAAAATTAAAACAAAATGGCTGGATCAGTACAAGCAACCCCAGGGTTCGCATTACAACCTAGTGCTACAAGACAAACATTAAGCACTAACTACATTACAAATTTTGACTTCTTGAATCAGTATCTTCCTGATACTTATGAAAAAGAATTCGAGCGTTACGGAAATCGTTCTGTTGCATCTTTCTTAAGAGCAGTAGGAGCTGAAATGCCGTCTAACTCAGACCTTATCAAATGGGCAGAACAAGGTCGTCTTCACACTAAATACATTGACTGTGCTTCTGACGCAGCTGTAGGTGGAGATACTGCTACAATTACAGTTGATGATACCTTAACAGGATCTATCGCTTTCAAACCAGGGCAAACAGTTTTCTTGTCAGATAACGCTGCTGCTGCTAACTCGAACAAAGCTATCATTACTTCTGTTGATTACGCTGCTGGTACTTTTGACGTAGCTTACTACGAAGCTGCTGGACAGTCTTTCGCTGCTACTGCAACTGTTACTGCTTTCGTTTATGGTTCTGAATTCAAAAAAGGAACTGAAGGTCAAACTGAATCTTTAGAGGCTCAAGACGATATCTTCGAAAACAGCCCAATCATCATCAAAGAGAAGTACGCTGTTTCTGGTTCTGACATGGCTCAAATCGGATGGGTTGAAGTAACTACTGAAAATGGAGCTACTGGATACTTATGGTACATTAAATCTGAGCACGAAACTCGTTTGCGTTTCGAAGATTACTTAGAGATGTCTATGATCGAAGCTGTTCCTGCTGAGGCTAACTCTGGAGCTGTAGCTAATACTGCTTTTGGAAACAAAGGTTCAGAAGGTTTATTCTACGCTGTAGGACAAAGAGGTAACGTATGGTCAGGTGGTAACCCAACTGCGTTAGCTGATTTTGATGCTATCATCCAACGTTTAGACAAGCAAGGAGCTATCGAAGAAAACGTATTGTTCATCAACCGTCAATTCTCTTTCGATATCGACGATATGTTGGCTGCTCAAAACTCTTACGGTGCTGGTGGTACTTCTTATGGTTTGTTTGACAACGATAAAGAAATGGCATTGAACTTAGGATTTACAGGATTCCGTAGAGGTTACGATTTCTACAAAACTGACTGGAAATACTTAAACGACGCTACACTTAGAGGTGGAGTTGTTGGAGGTGCTATCAATGGTGTATTAGTTCCTGCTGGATCTACTACTGTTTACGATCAAGTACTTGGTAAAAACGCTAAACGTCCATTCTTACACGTTCGTTATAGAGCTTCTGAAACTGAAGACAGACGTTACAAAACTTGGATTACTGGTTCTGCTGGTGGAGCACAAACTTCTAGCTTAGATGCTATGGAAGTTCACTTCTTGTCAGAAAGAGCTTTATGTACTTTAGGTGCTAACAACTTCTTCTTGTTCGAGAACTAGAAAATAGTTATAATAAGCCAGGGTGTAACAGCCCTGGTTATTTTTTAAATTTAAATCTTATCAAATGGCAAATCAAATTTCAAGTGCGGATAAAATATACGTACTTAAGAAAAAAAACACCCCGCTATCTTATATGTTAGCATCAAGAAACACACGTAGATCTCCGTTACTACACTTCGACGGAAAATCAAACAGACCTTTAAGATATGCAGTTAACCAAAGAAGCCCGTTCGAAGACGAACAGGATGGTAACGCTATTTTAGAACCTATTGTATTTGTTGACGGTGCCTTAAAGGTATCAAAGACAAATCCAGTACTACAATATTTTTTAGAACTACATCCTGGTAATGGTCAGGTATTTGAAGAGGTAAACACTGAAAAGGATGCTTCATCTGATATCGACAAATTAACAAGCGAATTAGACGCTCAAATTGCAGCAAGAGACTTAGATATTGACTCTTTAGAGGCTGTAGCTAGAGTTCTATTAGGATCTAAAATTGATAAAATGTCTACTGCTGAATTAAAGCGCGACGTATTTGTTTATGCAAGAAATTATCCAATGTCATTCTTAGAGATGTTGAACGATCCAATGCTACAACTAAGAAATACATGTGCTAAATTCTTTGAGTACGACTTATTAAAGTTAAAGAATAAGGGTAGAGATATCTACTTTAATCTTCCACAAAACAAGAAAAAATTATTGACTGTCCCATTCGGAGAGAATCATATTTACATATTAGCTTCTTACTTACAGACAGATGAAGGTATTGAAGTGTTAAGATTACTTGAGAATAAAATCGAGTAAATTACTTTTCTTTTTGCATTTAAAGGCGCTCTTTTACAGGGCGCTTTTTTTTATTATCTTTGTAAAAAGTTTTTAAGAATGATAAACTCAGTAAGAAACACTGTATTATCTGTTGCTAATAAGAATAACTTCGGGTATATTACTCCGGATGACTTTAACTTATATGCTAAACAGGCTCAGCTAGATATATTCGAAGATTATTTCTATCAGTATAATACATGGATATTAAAACAAAACGCTAGACAATCAGGAAGCGGATATGCAGATATAGTTAAGAATGTTGAAGAGGTTATTGATAGCCTGTCTTCTACTGCTACATTATCATACAGCAGCCCATCATTTGTTTTGCCTAGTAACTTCTACTATTTAAACACTGTAAGATACGGATCAAAGGAAATAGATAGGGTATCACAAGATAAGATACTAAATCTATTATCTTCTAATCTTACAAGTCCATCTGTACTATATCCAGCGTATGTTCTAGAAGGTAACCATATAAAAGTATACCCTTCATCAATACAATCAAACGTATCTACTCAGTACATTAGATATCCTAAGGATCCTAAGTGGACGTATACATCTTTATTAGGTGGAGAGCCGTTATTTAATCAATCAGCTTCTGACTATCAGGACTTTGAACTTCCATTAACAGACGAACCATTGTTAACAGCTAAGATACTTCAGTTTGCTGGAATATCTATTAGAGAAGCGGATGTGTTCTCGTTTGGCACAAGTGAAGAAGTTAAGAACCAACAAACTCAAGGATAGATATGGCATATTTAACTGGTTATCAATACTATGAGAACTCAGGTAACATACCTGAAAATGAAAACTGGGGATCGTATCAGTATGTTTCCCTAGACGATATTGTAAATAATTTTATGTTAATGTATGTTGGCAACGACAAGTTAATAAATAACGTACAAAGATATAACGTATTATTTCACGCAAAAAGAGGAATTCAAGAAATAAACTACGATGCTCTTAAGGAGATCAAGGTACTAGAAATTAGTATCTGTGACGATCTTAAGTTTATATTACCAAACGACTACGTAAATTACGTTAGAATATCATTATATAAAGATGGTGTATTACGACCGCTTACTGAAAACATTCAAACGAATTATAGTAATAGTTATTTACAGGATAATAACTGTAGGGTTTTATTTGATCAGGACGGAAATATATTGGAGGGGACTTCTATTTTAGATTACGATAGGGTTACTGACAAACAAAAAACAATGTATCCTGGAAGCGGAATGTATGCTGGTAGAGAAGGTGTAAATATAGATCAGAACTGGTACTTCGATTACTCTATTGGAG